GGTAGCGACGGCGCAAAACAGGCCTAGGCAGTGGATTTCCTGAGTGTTCACGATCAGTGACTCCTGCTTGGCCGTGGTCGATCGATCGGCGTCGTCCCCTTAGCTGGGTATGGCAAAAACGCAGAGCGCGGCACAGCGCCCCCTGACTCGTTGTCGCGGGTGTCCACCGCAGGACAAAGGCAAAAGTGGAGAAGTGATCAAAACAGAGCTTAGGCAATCAACTTTCTGAGTGTTCACGGAAGTGTTCACTGGGAGGCAACGAAAATGGGACGACGAACGGATCCGGCGACGGCGTCAGCTCAGGCAGTGCTCGAGCGCGTCCGTCTTCCGGTTGGTCGCGCGATCGGTCTCGCGGATGATGTTCCGCTGACGAACGACCAGCTCGCCACTGCGATCGAGCGCCTGGCGGCTGCGGTCAGCCAGGTTCCCGGTGTTTCATTGCTCTCGCGCGATCTCTAGAGAGCGTAGGAGTAGGATTCTGCGATGAATATCCCAATCCTCCACGACCACGATCCCAAGAACCCAATCGGGGCCTTCTCGTACGAAGGTGGCCGCCTGATTGTGAGGTTCACGGCCGAGGCACGTGTGACCCAAGGTATGTTCTTGCAGGCCTTCAACGCCGGCGCTCAATTCATCGACGTCGACGTGGTCAATGGAGAGCAATACATTCGTGAAGCCGAGATCTTCGAATTCTCGATTGGACCGGGAGTCGGATGATTTCCCTGCGCGACTATGCCAAGCACCGCGGCACCTCCGTGGTCGCGGTGTCTCGCGCGGTGAAGGCGGGCCGGCTCAAGGAGAGCGTGACGCGGAACGAGCGCGGGCAGCCGAAGATCGCCGACGTCGCGCTCGCCGACGCAGAATGGACCAGGAACACGGATCTCTCTCGCGCCCCGGGCTATGTGAAGGCCCGCGGCGACCAGGCCGTGCAGACGTCTGCACTCAGTCCCGTGCCCCCGCCGCCTACTGGCTCCGCCGGCGCAATACCCGATGGCCAGGCCGACGTCGACGCCGGCGCCGAGCTCACGCTCTCGCAGGCCTCGGCCGAGGAGAAGCGCTGGAAGGCAAAGATCGCCGAGCAGGAATACCGCAAGCGGGCCGGCGAGCTCATCGACGCGCGCGAGGTCGTCGACCGCGTCACGCATCTCTTCACGGTGTGCCGGACGCAGCTGCTCGCGCTGCCGAGCAAGGCGAAGCAGGTCATCCCCGATTTGAGCCATGACCACGTCCGTCTGCTCGACGACCTGGTTCGGCAATCGCTCGAGGAGCTCTCGGTGTCGCGGGTGACGGGGTCCGGCACCGGAGCCGCCGCATGATGCCGGCGGTCGACGCGCTGCTCGAGCCGACGCTCTCCGCCTGGCGGCCGCCGCGGCGCCTGCGTCTCTCGGAGTGGGCCGACGAGTACTACTACCTCTCCGTCGAGTCCGCCGCGGAGCCCGGACGCTGGCGGACGCTGCCGTATCAGCGCGGCATCATGGACGCCTTCTCGGATCCGCGCGTCGAGCAGGTCACGTTGATGAAGTCCGCGCGCGTGGGCTACACAAAGTGCCTGAACGCGGTGGTCGGCTACTACATGCACCAGGACCCGTGTCCAATCATGGTGGTGCAGCCGACACTCGAGGACGCACAGGGCTACTCAAAGGAGGAGATCGCGCCGATGCTGCGCGACTGCGGCGCCCTGGCGGCGCTTGTCCCCGAGGCTCGAGCGAAAGACGCCGACAACACGATCCTGCACAAGCTCTTTCCTGGCGGGAGTCTGTCGCTCGTCGGCGCGAACAGCGCGCGCGGGTTCCGTCGCGTCTCGCGGAAGGTTGTGCTCTTCGACGAGATCGACGGCTACCCGGCGAGCGCCGGCGCCGAGGGCGACCAGATCAAGCTCGGGCTGCGCCGCACCGATTACTACTGGGACCGCAAGATCGGGTACGGCAGCACGCCGACGGTCGCCGGTCGCAGTCGCATCGAGCGGCTCTTCGACGCCGGCGATCAGCGTCGCTACTACGTGCCCTGTCCGCATTGCGGCGAGATGCAGGTCCTGCGGTTCGCGCAGTTCCGCTGGCCGAAGGGCCAGCCCGAGCTGGCGATCTATGTGTGCATCGGCTGCGGGGCCGAGATTGACCACGCGCACAAGCGCGCGATGGTGGCCGCCGGCGAGTGGCGGCCAGGTCCTCATGCCCAGTTCGCTGACGTGCCGGCGCCTGGGCCGTTTCAAGGGCACGCCAGTTTTCATCTTTGGGCGGCGTACAGCTTCAGTCCGAACGCGACGTGGGGCCAGCTCTGCGCGGAGTTCGTTGCCGCGGAGAAGCGGCCCGACGAACTGAAGACGTTCGTCAACACCGTACTCGGCGAGGTGTGGCACGACAAGGGCGAGGCGCCGGAATGGGAGCGGCTCTATCAGCGGCGCGAGGCCTACGCGCTCGGGCAGTGTCCGCTCGGCGTGCTGTTCGTGACGGCCGGCGTGGACGTCCAGAAGGACCGGCTGGTCTACGAGCTCGTGGGGTGGGGCCGTGGCAAGCAGTCCTGGTCGATCGACGCCGGCGTCCTCCTCGGCGATCCCGGCGGTACCGAGGTGTGGTCGCGGCTCGAGGAGCTCCTGTACCGCTCCTATCCGTCCGAGAGCGGCGTGCTCCTGCGCATCGCGATTCTGGCGATCGACAGCGGCTACTCCACGCAGATGGTCTACAACTGGGCGCGCCGGCAGCCGCCGTCGCTGGTGATGGCCGTGAAGGGCATCGACACGGCCAACGTCCTGGTCGGCCTGCCGAAGCCCGTCGACGTCTCGATCTATGGCCGCATGGTCAAGCGCGGGTATCGCGTCTGGCCCGTGTCGGGCAAGGTCGCGAAGGGTGAGTTGTACGGCTGGTTGAAGCTCGACCCGCCCACCGACGAGGCGCGCGCCGCGGGGGAGACGATGCCGCCCGGCTTCTGTCACTTCCCGGAGTACGGCGAGGAGTATTTCAAGCAGCTGACGGCCGAGCAGCTCGTGCCGCACAAGAAACGCAACGGGTTCACGGTCTATGTCTGGGAGCAGATCCCGGGCCGCGAGAATCACTATCTCGACTGCCGGGTCTACGCGCGCGCGGCGGCCTCGGTCTTTGGCCTCGATCGGTTCACGGAGGCCGACTGGTGTGAGCTCGAGCGGGCGGCTGGCCAGGCGCAGATCGACCTGCCGCTCGTTGATGCGCCGCCGGTGGCCGAGAGTGCGGTCGATGGCGGCGCGACGAGCGCCACACCCGCGGCGGCGCGCTGGTTGCCGCGGCGATCGCGGTGGCTCCGATGATGAAGGACGGCCGCGGTGTCCCGGACGTCGCCCCCCCGGAGCAGCTCCTGACGGTTAAGGAGTTTGCGGCCGTGTCGCGGCAGCATCCCAATAGCCTGTATCGCAGCATCCGTCACCAGCGGTTCGACCTCTTTCCGATCTTGCGCAATGGCCGCAGCATTCTCATTCGCGTGCCGACACGGCTCCTGCACCGCCTCCGCCTGAATCGATCCTAATCTCTCTCTGATCACTTGTGAACACTTGTGAACAGTGGTGCAGGATCGGTCTGCGCCGTTGTTATCCTGCGGTCGTCGCATGGATCCAAGCTCTGACCATCGCATCTGGAGAGGAATGCGCAATGCCGCTTGATCCTCTTTGGTCAGGTATCGCCAAAGTCCTTCCCGACGCGCGCGCGCGCCAATCGAGGAACGAAAAGAAACATCGACTGCTCGGCTGGATGGAGGAAATCTTCTGTGTCAACTGCGGCACCTCGGGTGGAATGATCTCGAAGGCGTGGGCCGCGCACGTCTTCTACCTCTGCGACGATTGCGTCAACACGCACGGGAGGGTTCCCGTGCCAGAGATTCCTGAATCGCTCGTGCGTTCATCCGCACGCGCACCTGCGCCACCGCTGAACTGACAGACAGACCGAGGAGGACGCCAGTGCCTTTCTACTACGATGTCAAGAAGGTCATTACGACCAACGGCACCGCCAACACGCTGAGCACGCACTTCCGCGCCGCAACAGTTGCCAACCAGATGATGGCGCGCATCATGGGCCTCTTCGGTGCCGCGAGGTTCGGCACGGCGGGCGGCGCTGTGCTCAAGCTGATTCGTGGTGGCGCGGCCGGTTCCGGCGGCACGTCGCAGACCCCCGCAAAGCGCAATCCGAACGCGCGCGCGGCCGACACGACGTGGTTCGACGATACCAGCGCGATCACCGCTGGCACCTCGCCGGTCACGCACCTGTCGGTCGGTGTGGCGCAGACGGGCGGCATGGGCGGGTGGGTCGCACTCGAAGTCGACCACGCGCCGGCGTTGCTGCCGAACGGCGGCGCGAACGGAAACATCGAGATTGGCTCACTCGCCAACTCGGCGTCCGTTGTCGTCGAGACGACCTGCGAGTTCCAAGAGAACTAGCGCCGCGTCGGGTGGCCGCCAAGTGCAGCGATACGGCGCGCGCGGCCTGGCCCGGACTGGAGCAGTCTCGCTGCCTGAGCCTGCTCCAGGTCCTGTTGCCGTGTCGTTCTCGTGGAATTCGGTCATCTCGGCGACTCACTACTTCCTTGAGATCGGGACTGCGGCGGGTCTCTTGAATGTCGCGAACCTCAACACCGAGCGGCCGACCACAAGCTGGGCTCACAGTCTCTGGCCCGGCGTCTACTTCTGGCGCGTACGCGCGGTCGTGGGCGGCGTGGTGGGAGATCCCTCCGTTGAACAAGTGCTCCTGGTGCCTGCTGGCAATTAGCCTGCTCTGGGCCGCGCCGGTGAGCGCCCAACCGGGCTCGCCCACGGCCTCGGTGAACTGCACGCCCTACGTCACCGTGGTCGTGGTGAACTCTCAGGCCATCATCGGGTCAGGGTCCTCGGTCACGATTGTCGGCTGCAATTTCGGCAGCTCGACGGGCACGGTCGAACTCTGCAACGCGAGCACCTACCCGGCCAGTACCGTGTGCGTTGGGCAGACCGAAGGGGCGTGGACGTCAACCTCGGTGGTCATCAGCAGCGTCAGCGTCGGATCCCTGGCGGGATTCGGCTACTGGTACGTGCAGGAGGCCGGCGGCGCACGGAATGCCATCGGCCTGGGCGTATTCCTGGACGCCGGGCCGGCCGCCCCGCCCTGTACGACCTCAGGGATCAGTCTGACCGGCTCGGCCATTCAGGGGGCCATCGACAGCGCGGCGATCGGCGACGTCCTCTGCCTGTCGGCCGGGACCGCGACGATCACGGGCGATTCGATTCTCTTTAGGACCGACAAACACGTCGAGGTGCGCGGCGCGGGGTCGTGGGCCTCGCCGTGGGGTTCAGCAAGTTCTGGCGGCACGACCTTGAAGGCCGGGACGAGCGGTACAGCTCCGGGGTCAATCTTCATCCTCTACGAGGCGACGACCGGGCACAACATCCTTAGCAACATCCGGTTCGAGCATACCGAAGGCGTTGAGGTTCAGCCGACGTACGGAGTCGTTGTTGCCGGAACGTCGTCCGGGGATGCATGGGTAGTGCATCACTGCTCGTTCGAGCTAACACTGTCTACTAACGGGTACGGATGGGTGGGAATTCGCGTCGCATCCAAGGGCGGCGTGATCTATCGCAACAGCTTCGAGAATAACCCAGTCTCTCCGTATATCACCACGAACCAACCGGCACTCGTCCATGCGACCAATGAGGGCCAAGCCTATTGGGACACGAACCACACGAGAGGGGCGCTCGACACAGGCGACGACTCGCTGTACATCGAGAAGAATCGGTTCAATCAGTTCGCGGTGACGATCGATTCGACGTCGCAGGCGCGAGATGTGATCCGATTCAACGAGATGCACAACGCCACATTGAGCGGCCACGGCTACGACTCTAACGTGACTGGCTCGCGCCACCGAGAGGTGTACCACAACGCATTCACCTGCGACGATCTCCTCACGTTGAGCGCCTGGATCGGCACGAGGGGCGGGACCGAGTACGTCTTCAACAATACGTTCGAGGCATACGACATCAACGAGTGCGACTTCGGCAGCGAAGGCACCGGCCCTGCGATTCTGATCGGGATTTACAAGCTCGCCCAGTGCGATTTCATTCTGGGATGGCCTGGGCTGTACCCGGATAGCTACCCTGTCGCGCATCAGATCGGATGGGGATGGATCAACGGCTCGAACAGCTTGGTCGGCGAGGCAGCAGAGGAGAACGACCCGGCGTCACCCAATGGGTCCAACAACGGGTCCGGGTTCGACCAGGCGCTCGACCCTATGAAGTACTGGGGCAACTCCACGGCGACCGCGACCATGTTCGATCTCGTTGGGAGCAGCCCGAGCAGTTGTCGGTTGATGACGTACAACAACCAAGCGAAGTCCTCGGGGACGACGCTCACACTTGGCGGGTTCGTCAGCGCCGGCCAGGACGTCGTGGTCGCGTTCGCGGATCTCGTGGGCGGCTCCACGCCAACGATTGCCGACGACAACAGTAACACCTGGACTGCGCGCAATGGCGGTACCAATGGCTCTCTCCGGATGACGGTCTGGACGTCGCGGATCACGACCGGCGGCGACTTCATGACGGTAACGATCACGCACGATTCCTCCTCCGCGGCGCGAGCCGGAATGATGGGGGTCACGCGGGGGGTGCCGTCATCGGGGTTCGACAAGAATCCGTCCGTCGTGACGGATGACACGAGCCCATACACCAGTCCGTCGACTGGGACCCTGTCTCAAGCGAATGAGATCGTGATCGGGTACTACGCCCTGCAAGGGCCGACCACGTACACCTTCCCGACCGGGCTCGGCACCGACACGATTGCCGTCACAACGCCATCGACATTCGGGTCATCTGGTCCGTCGAGTACAGGATGGGGCGGTCGTGGGACGACTGGAGGGTCGGACAACACCAACGTGACAATCGTATTGTCGCAACGGTCTGTCACCGCCACGACCGCCGTGACGCCTGAGATCACCAACTCAACGGCGAATCGCACCGGCCTGGCTGGCGTGTTGACGTTCAAAACCGATGGCGGCACGGCGCTTGACCTCGCGATGTCCGATTTCGTCGTGGTGGACCGAGAATACTTCCACGACCTCAATAAAGCCTCGGTGTGTCCGCAGAGCGGAGGGTCATGTACAAGCGGGATCGGCTCAGGGATGCGGACGGAGCGGCCGTCGAACTGCACCTTCAACGAAACGACAGGCGTCGGCCCAAGCTGGTGGAGCACTGACCAGGGCGGGAACTGGGACACCACAAACGGCAGCGCCAACGACGGCACGCTGGACGTCTGCACGGCCGATAACACGTGGACGAATGGGGTCTACACGCCCCGCGTGTATCCGCACCCGTTGCACACGGTGAATTGAGATGGTCTTCACCGACTCTTTTACGGGCGCGAACGACGATCCGCTGAATGCGAACTGGACGGTCGATCAGGGCACGCTGCGGATCTTCGTGAACTGTTGCAATGAGAACGCATTGGCCTTTCCGCACATCGGCCGTTACGCGGGAGGAATGTTCGCGAACGATCAGTATGCACAGGTGAAACCGTTTAACGGTGGTGGAATTCATGGTGGCGGTGTTGCTGTACGGCTCGATGCCTCAAAGAATGGGTATTGCGCTTATTTCGTCAACCCGACAACGGTGTTGATCGATCGCATCGACGCTGGCGCCTTGACCAATCTCGCTTCGATCGGAAGCTTGTCGTTTACTGCTGACGTAGACGTTCTGAAGCTAGATGTGGTCGGGACGACGTTGACGGCTTACAAGAATGGAACGCCGATAGGCAACGCCACTGATAGCACCCATGCTAGTGGTCGCGCGGGGGTGGTGATTCAGGGCAATTCTGGGACGCTGATTGATGACTGGGAAGGCGGCGACATTGGGGGCGGCGGTCAATCTCCGGCTATGACCAGCGTCCCATTCGTCCCTCGCTCGATGGCGCGGCTGCGGGGCTAGAGGCGACGTGTCTTTCCCCAGCTCTCGAGCAGTCGCTGGCACCAACGGCACGACCGCCGACACCACAGCCACCCTCGACCTCCCGAGCGGCTATCAACCCGGCGACACGCTCTTCGCCGTCTTCCGCTGCGCCGTGCCTGGCGCTGTCACCTGGCCGAGTGGGTGGACAGAGCTCACGGATGAAAGTGCTGACGCGGCCGATGACCAGCAGTCGATGGCCTGGCGGCTCGCGGATGGGTCTGAAGGCTCCTCGATCACCCTTGGTGCGAATGGGAACGGGAAGTTTGCTGCGGTCATCTGGGCGATCGAGGGTGCCGCCGACCCCAACGTCCGCCCGCCCCAGCTGTCGACCGTCGCGACTGGATCAGGGACTGAACCCAACGCGACGACCTGCACACCCACAGGAGGGGCGAAAGACTACGGCTGGCTCACGATCTACGGGATGGAGGGCGAGCAGACAGGAATCACCTCCTACCCGAGCAGCTACGCCGATGGTCAACAGTTCGCGAACTCCGGAACGGGCGGCGCGGTCACGACCAACGTCACTGTCGGCGGGGCGTTCCGAAAAGCCAACGCGTCCTCCGAAGACGCCGGGGTCTGGGATGTCACTGGGACGCTTGACGATTGGACCGCGTACACGATCGTTTTTCATCCTGTTGACGATCCCTACGTAGAGCCCGTACTCGGGACTCAGAGTGTCCGGCGCCACGCGTCGGCCCGTCAAAAGACCGTTGCCATCGCGGCCTCGTTGTTGTTCTGGTTCTCGCCGCCACAGGACAACAGCGGCCCGCTGCCGGCACAGGAATCCGCGACACCGTGGACCCAGAGCGCCGTCGGTGTATCGGCCTGGCGCGGGCTGAAGCCGTGGCCTGCCTTCGTCGGCGGGTCTGCTGGAATTGAGCCTGTCGCCGAGGCTCTGTGGACCCAGCGCATTCGCGGCACCGAATCGCTCGGCCGTCACGTGAAAGCGCGGGCCGCGCGCAGTGCCCTTGCGCAACTGTTCCATCTCGCCAACCCGGCTGGCGATGTTCCATTGCTGGCCGCGGAGCCTGAGGCCTGGACGCAGCCCACCCAGGGCACGTGGGCGCTCTCGCGGTCGGCCGCGGCATACGCCAGAACGGCGGCGATCGCTGCCGGCGTCCGTCTGTCTGGGAGTGAGTTCGACGGCCCGCTCCCGCCACAGGAGGCTCTGGTCCCCTGGACGCAAGACACCGTCGGTGTCAGTGCCTGGCGAGGCCTGAAACCCTGGCCGGCCTTTGTTGGTGGTGCCGCGGGTGGGGCCGACGTCCAGGTTCTCGTCGACCCGCATCAAGGTCCAGTTCTCGGTACTGCTCTCCTGTCGCAGCGTGCGGCCGATCTCTGGCGGCGTGGTGTTGTCTCTCGAGCACTGCGGCAGTTCGGGTCCGAATTCGACGGACCGCCGCTCGAGCCACCGAGCTTCACGCAACCCGTCGTCGGCACGGCCTCACTGCAGCGGACAATTCGGCGGTTCCAGACGATCTCTGTCCGCGTCCGCCCCTGGCTGCAGGCCACTTGCGATGACGGGTCCGGTACTCTCAGCGGCTGGCAAAGCCCGGTCTTCTACCCGGCGCAGTATCAGAACCTGGCCTGGCTGCTCTGGTATCGCGCAGGAGGAGTCGACGGCTCCGCGCCGCCGCCTCCGCAAGAAGGCCTTGTTCCATGGGCGCAGCCAGTTCAGGGCACGTCCTCTCTCCTGCGAGCAGCTGCGAAGTACTCCACGTCAGTACTCCGCTCGTTGTCTCTTCGCGTTACCAGAACTGACGAACCGCTCTTCCCGACGCCGGAACCCGACACGTGGACACAACCGGTCCTGGGCACCTCGGGCCTCCGTCTATCGGCAGCTCGCTGGCTCGGTGCGTTCCGATCACTGTCGAGTCATCTCTGGCGCACTCCACAAGACGTCAACGGTCCTCTTGCTCCGCAAGAACCTGCGACTCCGTGGACCCAGCAGGTCGCAGGGACCAGGTCCCATGGTGCCGCGCTCGGGAGGTTCGCAACCGCAGCGACTCGATCCAGTGGTCTGCGGTTCACCAGGACCGACGAGCCCCTCGTCGCGCCGCCCGAGCCGGACAGCTGGCCGCAGCCTGCCAGCGGGACATTCAGCCTCCGCGCCGCTCACTCGCGCCGCCTTGTCGCTGTCAGAGCTTCGACTCTGCAGCTGTGGACGACCGCGCAAGACCAGGACGGCCCGCTCGAGATTCAGCCGCTGACGTGGATTCAGCCGGTCAGTGGGACTCGATCTCTCGCCCGTCTCAATCAGGATCGGCAGCATCGGGTCAGAGTTCCAAGCCAGCAGGATGCTGGGCCATCCATCGAGCCCGATCCCTGGACGCAACCGGTCCAGGGATGGGCCGGTCTCCGTGCGGGAGCTGCCCGATGGCGGACAGCCGTTCGTGCCGTCACGCCGTACGTCTGGTGGACGCCGCAAGACGTCAACGGCCCGCAACCGCCACAAGAAGCCGCGGCGCCATGGGCGCAAGGGATCAGTGGATCCGGCGCTCTGCGAGCGCATGCGAGGCGCTATACCGCAGCCGCGCTGCAGTCATTCGCCTTGCGGGTGACGCGCACGGATGATCCGATCGTGGCGCTGGTCCTCTTCAGTGCTGATGATCTGCGATCCCCTGTGGGCTTGGGTGCAGATGCGGTATCTGCTCCGATTCGGTTTGACGCGGACGATCTGGGGGCGGCATGACGGCTCGCAAAACCTTTCCCGTGACTGCGGCGATCCCTGAGCGGTCGACTTATCAGTATCGGGTCGCCGTGACCGATGCCGCTGGTCTGCCCGTCGCGCCGGCGCAGGTCACGAGTATTCTCGCCACGCTGCGCGATGCCGCCACGGGAACGATCCTAAACAGCCGCTCGAGTCAAGAAGTCAAAGATGTGAATGGCGGGAGTTTGACCTCCGGACTCTTCGTCTTGCAATTTGCCGAGGCGGACAACGCGATCATCGGAAATGAACAGGATGAGCCGCATGTCCTGACGCTCGATTTCCGATTGACCGGTGGTGGACGTGTGACGCGTGAGATCTGGTTCTACGTCGCGAATTTCGGCAGCATTGCTGCTTGATAGGGTGATCGAATGGCGTGGACGCAAGCGGATATCGATTTGTTGAAGGCCGCGATGGCGGCTGGTCGTGGCGTCCGCACGCTCACGTTCGCGGATCAGTCCGTCACCTTTCATGACATCGATGAGATGTTGAAACTGCTGTCCGTCATGGAACACGACGTCGCCGCGCAGAGCGCGACGCCGCAGCATTACCGGCTCGTCGCGACGCGAAAGGGAGTCTGATCGTGCATTGGCTGGACCGCATTACCAATGGAATCGCGCCGCGCTGGACGCTCCAGCGGCAGCGTGCGCGGCTGGCCGGCGATCTTCTGGCGAAGCGTCATTACGAGGGGGCCGCCGGCGGCCGACGCACGCAGGGCTGGAACCGCAGCGGCGGCGATCCGAATGCGGCGACCGGACCCTTCGTGGGGCAGTTGCGGAACGTCGCGCGCGACCTGGTGCGCAACGTGCCCTACGCTGAGAGCGCCCTGCGCACAATTGTCGACGACGTCGTGGGCACCGGTATCGTCGCGGCGCTCAAGAACGCCCGGGCGCAGAAGTTGTTCGAGTCCTGGGCGCTCACGACCGCGTGTGACGCGTACGGGAAGCATGACTTCTACGGCCTGCAGAAATTGGTGATGCGCACGGTCGTGGAATCCGGGGAGGTCCTGGTGCGCCGGCGGATCCGACGGCCCGAGGATGGATTCCCGCTGCCGTTGCAGCTGCAGGTGCTCGAGCCGGACTTCCTTGACACCTCGAGGCATGCGACGCTGCCCAACGGCGGCCGCATTGTCCACGGCGTCGAGCTCGACGCGATCGGGCGGCGGGCCGCGTACTGGCTCTTCCCGGAACATCCCGGGTCCGAACTCGGCTCGAGTGCGTCGTCGCAGCGGATTCCTGCTGAGAGCATCCTGCACATCTTCCGCATCACCCGCGCCGGTCAGTTGCGCGGGGCGTCGTGGTTCGCGCCGGTCCTCCTGCGCTTCAAGGATCTCGACGAGTTCGAGGACGCCACGTTGATGAAGCAGAAGATCGCGGCGTGCCTGGCCGTGATCACCAGCGACGTCGACGGATCGGCCACGGCCTTGGGCGCCGCGCAGCCGTCGTCGGCGGCTGGCAGTCCCGAGGTTGATCTCCTCGAGCCCGGCGTGGTGATGAATGCGCCGCCCGGTCGCAACGTGACGGTCGTGCAGCCGCCGACGGTCCGCGAGTATCCCGACTATGTCCGCACGAACCAGCGCGCGATCGCGACGGGGATCGGGGTGACGTACGAGGACCTGACGGGCGACTACGCGGATCTGCCGTTCTCGGCCGCGCGCATGTCGCGCTTGCGCCATTGGTCCCGGGTCGAGGACTGGCGCTGGAATCTGCTGATACCGCAGTTCTGTGCGCCGTCGATGGGCTGGGCGCTGCAGGTGATGGCCGTCATGGGTGTGTCTGCGCCGCGTGACACGCGGTGGACCGGGCCGCCGATGCCGATGGTGGAACCGGACAAGGAAGGCCTCGCGCACATGCGGAACATCCGCGCGGGCATCACGACGCTGTCGGAGGTGCTCCGCGAGCGTGGCTACGACCCAGACGAGCTCCTCGCAGAGTTTGCTGCCGACAATGCGCGACTCGACCAGTTGAAGATCGTGCTCGACAGCGACCCGCGCCAGATGACGCAGGCCGGGCAACTCCAGGGCGTGGCGAGTTCGAAGCCAGGCGCGGCCCCTAGTGGCGCGACGGGAGACGTGTGATGGCGCAGTCGCCCACGCCGCGTCGATTGTTGTCGGGGCGTCAGCGTCAACTGCTGGAGGCGATCGAAACCTACAGCCGCACGACGACCGAGCCGTGTCCCGCGAGTTATTTGGCGCGGCGGTTCACGTTGACGCGTACGACCGTGCGTGAGCACCTCTCCGCGTTGTATCGCAAGGGGTGGCTGCGCACGCCTAACTCCCCGTCGTCGCTCGTGTTGCGGCCATCGATACCCGCCAAAGTTCGACGCCCGCCACATTTCGGCGGGTCCACGCGCGCGGCCGATGGAGCATCCTCGGTGCATGAAGCGCACGGCGACGACAGCGCCAACCTCTCACACGGCTGACATCCCGCCGTTGTGTCTGCGCGCCGATGTCGTCTCATTCGACGACGAGAAGCGCACGGTCGACTTGGTGTTTTCGACTGGTGCGTCCATCGAGCGCTATGACTGGTGGACCGGCAAGCGATTCCTGGAAAAGTTGTCCCTGAAGGCTGAGCACGTCCGACTCGAGCGGCTCAATGCGGGCGCGCCGTTGCTCGACGCGCATTCGGCGTGGAGTGTCACTGACCAACTCGGTGTCGTCGAATCCGACTCTGCGCGCGTCACCGGCAAAGAAGCGCGGGCCACCGTCCGCTTCTCGAAGCGTGCGGCGGTCGACGATATTTGGAACGACGTGCGCGACGGCATCATCAAGAACGTCAGCGTCGGCTATCGCGTGCACAAGTTCGAAGAGGACGCCGGCAAGGACAACAAGTTGCCGGTGCGAACGGCCGTCGACTGGGAGCCGTTCGAGATCTCGATGGTGCCGATGCCGGCGGACGCCGGCGCCCAGGTTCGCAGCGGCGAGTCCGCGAATACGAACAAGTGCGTCCTTGTGACGCGTTCAGGAGTTTCAATGGCGAAACGCACATCGTCTCCCGCGTCGGAACCCGTTATGTCGGAAACGCTGGTCGAGCGCGATCCCCTCGATCCAGGCGCGCCCGGTGGGCCCGGCAACGGCAACGGCGCCGGCACGCGCGCGGCCGACAATCCGGACGACGAGCCGAACGAGTACGACTCCGGTGTGTCCCAGGAGCGCGAGCGCTGCCAGGGTATCCACGCGGCCGTGCGGGCCTCGCGGTTGCCCAGCGCGTGGGCCGAGAAGCTGATCGCCGACGGCGTCGCGCTGGTCGATGCGCAGCGGAAGATCTTCGACGAGCTGGCGAAGCGCGATCTGCCCAAGCAGGGGCCGCGCGAGGGCGGGTCCGTGTTGGTCGGCGACGACCCGCTGGTGCATGTGCGTGCCGGCATCGAGAATGCGCTGCTCCACCGGGTGGCGCCGACGGCCTTCAAGCTCGAGGAGCACGGCCGCGCCTATCGCGGGTTGACGATGCTCGACACCGCCCGGATCTTCCTGCAGGCGCAGGGTGTGCGGACGTCTGGCATGTCGAAGATGGAGATCGCCGGCATGGCGCTGGGCCTGCAGACGCGCGCAGGCTTCCACACGACGACGGATTTTGCCAACCTGCTGGCCGACGTCACGGCCAAGACCCTGCGCCGCGCCTATGAAGAGGCGCCGCAGACGTTCACCCGGATCGCGCGCCTCGTGCAGCTCCCGGACTTCAAGCCCGTGAAGCGTCTCCAACTCGGCGATGCGCCGCAGCTCCTGAAGGTCGACGAGGATGGCGAGTTCACCCGAGGGACGATCGGCGAAGGCAAGGAGCAGTTCCAGCTCGCCACCTACGGTCGCGTGTTCGCCATCACCCGGAAGTCGCTTGTCAACGACGACACCGACGCGTTCTCGCGCGTGCCGATGCTCTTCGGCCGTGCGGCGCGCAACCTCGAGTCGAATCTGGTCTGGCTCGAGATTCTGAGCAATCCGACCATGGGCGACGGTGTCGCCCTTTTCCACGCGACGCACGCGAATCTGTCGGGCACGAGCGACGCGATCGCGGTCGCGGCGATTGGCGCCGGCCGCGCGGCGATGCGCAAGCAGGTCGGCCTCGACGCGCAGACGCTGCTCAACCTGAATCCCAAGTTCCTCATCGTGCCCCCTAGCAAGGAGACGCTCGCCGACCAGTTCGTGTCGACGAACCTGTTGGCGAGTCAGTCGAGCGCGGTGAATCCGTTCGCTGGCCGGCTCGAGGTGATCTCCGAGCCGCGGCTCGAGGTCGGTATCGGGTCTGTGGCGGGCAGTGCGACGGCGTGGTTTCTGGCGGCGTCGCCCGACCAAGTGGACATCCTCGAGTACGGCTATCTCGATGGCGAGAACGGCCCCGTCGTCGAGAGCCGCATCGGCTTCGATGTTGACGGCCTCGAGGTGAAGTGCCGGCACGACACCGCCGCGAAGGTGATCGATCACCGCGGGCTCTGGAAGAACCCCGGCGCGTAACGACATCGATTCCACACGAGTGAGGAGCGACGCATGAAGACTTTCGTTCAGCCCGGGGACGTGCTCACGTTCACCGCGCCGACTGGCGGCGTGGTGGCGGGCACCGGCGTCAAGATCGGCGACATCCTGGTGATCGCGACGATCACGGCCGCGCAGACCGAACTATTCACCGGGGTGCGCACCGGCGTCGTCGAGCACGCGAAGCTGTCAGCGCAGGCCTGGACCGAAGGGCAGCAGGTGAACTGGGACGACACGAACAAGCGGTTCACCACGGTCACGACCGGCAACTTCAGGGCCGGCGTGGCGGCCGCCGCCGCGGCGAACCCCTCCGCGACTGGCAAGGTCCTGCTGTCCGGTGTGAATCTCGGCGCCGCCCTGTAGTCCTAACGGCGCCGGGCATGGAACTGGGCGCGTTGCGTGAGCTGGCGCGGGACCTGAACTTCGAGGTCCTCGGTGTGGCCCTGACTGTGGCCCCGCCGAACCAGGTGCCCGTGGACACGCGCGGGATTTGGCTCGCGCCGGTGACTGGCATCTATCCCCTGGGCACGGAACTCCACCGGCGTGAGGCCCCGCGGGTCCTGGCGCTGCCGCGTGGCGTGCTGCCGTCTGTGCCGCGCGGCACGCTGATTACCGTGCCGGCCGCCGATCCAGCGACCGCGCTTGATGCGGTCTGGCAGGTCGACGGCGTCGATCGTGCGGAGGCCGATCATCATCGGGTCATCGTGGTGCCCTATGTGGAGAGCTGATGGCCACCCGCCGCTTACTGATCCTGCAGGAGCTCCTGGCGCGGGTGCAGCAGATCACCGTGGCGAACGGATTCGTCACCGACGCCGGTGCGACCGTCTTCATGGGCGAGGTGCTGTCGTTGGGCGAGAGCGATCCGGATGTCGTCCTCGCGCTGGTGGTCGCCGACGATTTCGTGCGGTCGCAGCAGGTCACCGTGGCGTTGACGCTCCAGGTCGAAATTCAGGCGCTGGCGCGGGCCGAGCTCGCGCAGCCCTGGGTGATCGTGGAAGCGGTGCTGGGGGACATCAAGCGTGCGATTGAGCTCGAGGACCGAACGCTGGGGGGCCTCGTGCGGCAGCAAGTGCTGCGTGGCGTCACGCGGACGTTGCCACGTGAGCCAGGGACGCCCACGGTGGGGGTCGGGGTGACCTATCTGCTGCCGTACGTCGAGGAGTGGGGAACGCCGTAAATGGCCACGTTGAATCTGCGACTGAATGCCGCTGGCTGGAAGCGTGGGCTCGAGGGCCTCCAGCAACGCGCGCCGGCCGCCATCGCGCGCGCCCTCACGCGGGCGATTGGCAGCGCCAACACCGTCATGGTGCGGGCGATCGCGGAAGACCTGGGAATTAAGCAGGGCGACGTGCGGAAGGCCATCCTCGTGCGCCCGGCGGTGTCGAACAGCCTAGTCGCGCAGATGTCGGCCTCGCTCGAGGCGCGCGGGGCACGTCTCCCGCTGATCGCGTTCCGGGCACGCGCGGGCCGCGGTGGCGTGCGGGCGCGCCTGCCAGGCGGCGCCGGCCTGTATCCGCATGCGTTTATTGCGACGATGCCGAGTGGGCACGTCGGGGTTTTCCAGCGCAAGGGCCTGCCGCGATTACCGATTGTGCAGCTCCACGGACCCTCGATCCCGAAGGTCTTCGAGCGACATATCCCGGCCGGCCTGGCGCGGGGGCAGGAGCAACTGGTCAAGAACCTCGTTCACGAATTGCGCTTCGCCGTGCAGCAGAGCGCGGCGTAAGGAGTTATCGCTATGCCCGTCCCGTATGAAGTGATCGCCGCGCCGTTCGTGGTGTGGTTCGCGCCGGTGGGGGAGGCCTTCCCGCTGATCAATGTTGCGCCCGCGGGCAACTGGCTCAAGGTGGGCACGTCTGGCGACTTGAACTACATGGACGAGGGCGTCACGGTGCAGCACGCGCAGTCGATCGAGCGCTGGCGCTCGCTCGGCGACACGGCGCCGCGAAAGGTCTTCCGCACGGAGGAGGACTTGATGATTCGGCTCGTGCTCGCCGACATCACGCTCGAGCAGTACCGGCACGCGCTCAACATGAACTCGGTGACCACTGTCCCGGCGGGCGCCGGCACGGCGGGTTACAAGAAGATCGGCCTCTCGCGCGGGTCCGCGGTCGCGCAGCGGGCCATCCTCGTGCGTGGCGGTGTGTCGCCGTACGGGGACGGATGGAATCTCCAGTACGAAGTGCCGATTGCGTTCCAGACGGGCGAGCCCGAGGTCATCTACCGCAAGGACGAGCCCGCCGGCTTGGCGCTCGAGTGGACGGCCATCATCGATCCGAGTGCGGTCTCGGCCGACGAACGGTTCGGCCGGCTGGTGGCCCAGCATCAAGATCCGGCCTGAGCGATGGTGGAGCCAGGGACGCTCTCGAACCGCCTCGTCGATCTGCGACGGGAGGTCGCCGCGCACAAGTCGGCCATTCGGCGGCACCGCACGCAGCTCGGCGCGGCGGCAGAAGCCCTAGGCCGGTTGGAGGCTGAGTGCCGGCGAGTAGGAATTGGGTTTGCCGTGCAGACGTCTGCACGGCCTGAACAAGGAGCACACCGATGGCGCGCACCGCGCTGACCGTCCAGCAAGTCACCCGGGCCGGCCTGACGCCGACCTATTCCGCGGCCAACGTCGACGGGCACTCGATCCCGAACGGTGGCAAGGAATGCCTGCACATCAAGACGACGTCGAACGCGTGCAACGTCACGTTCCAGACGCCTGGAAGCGTCGATGGCCAGGCGATCGCCGACCGGGTCGTGGCGCTCGGCACGTCGACCGAGCGGATCATCGGGCCCTTCCCGCCCACCATGTACAACCAGGGTGCGGAGGAGGTCTTCGTGGATTTCAGCGCGGTCACCGGTGTGACGGTGGCCGCGATCCGGTTGGTGTAAGGCCCGCCGGCGTAGTCCGCCCGCGGGGTGTGGCGAAGGAGCGTATGTCCATGGCCAATGATGCCCCTCTTCTGGATCTGGCGACGTTGGTCGATCCGGTCCATGTCCGGATCGACGGAGCGTTGTACGAGCTCCATCGGCCCGATCGACTGAGCATCGCGCAGCTCGCGGAGGTCGAGCGCCTGCGGCCGCAGATCGCGCAGCTCGAACAGTTCCGCGGCGGCACGGTGGGGACCCTCTCCGACGAGGACCTCGCGACGGCCGCGGTGGCCCTCGCGCGGGTCTGCGAGATCGTGCTCGCGGCGCCGGCCGACGTCCAGGCCCGTCTTTCTGATGTCCAGCGCGTCGCCATTCTCCAGGCTTTTACGGAGCTCTCGTCGCGGCCGGCCCGCCGGGCGGCGGGAGCCACGCGTCGGACGGCGGGGGCCAGGTCGACGACTGGGGCGACCTCGCCCCGCGGCTCGCGCGCTTCTACGGCGGCTCTCCGGCGGACTGGCTGATGCGGATGCCGATGGCCCTCGTCCGGGCCTCCCTCACGATGATGCCCCGGCTGCAAGCCGAGGAAGCCCTGCTCGCGGTCCAGGTAACGGCGCTCGGGACGGGGTCACTGAAACCCGGCGATGCGCGCGCGGTGCGCGATCGTCTCGCCCGCGCGGCGGGCCGCCGTGCGCGAGCGCACCGGGCGACCCCCGAGGGATTGGCCGCGATGGGCATCGGCTTCCGTGAGGTGGGCGCGTTGTGAGTCTCGAGCGCCTCGGGCGGGCGGTCCTCGAGCTCGTCACCGATGGGTCCGGGCTCACGAGCGGACTCGCGTCGGCCGGCAATTCTGTCGGCGACTTCGAAAAGAAAGTCGAAGGGACGCAAGGGGGACTCGCCAACTTCGGAAAGTGGGTCGCGGGCGCGTTCACCGTCACGGCGATCGTCGGCGCCGTGAAATCGATGACCGACTTTGCCGGCACGCTCACGGATTTGTCTGGCAAGACGGGGATCTCGACCACGGGGTTACAAAAGCTCGGGGGCGCCCTGAGTCAAAGCGGGGTGTCGATGGAGGCCGCCGCGAAGGCCTCAGCCGAGCTCGGCGCCCGGTTGGCCTCGGGTGACAAAGGCCTGGCGGGCCTGGTCGGCAAGCTCGGACTGAACCTCCAGGACCTTCGCATGATGCGGCCGGAGGATCAGTTTTTCAAACTTGCCGATGCCGTCGGCAATATTCAAAACAAGGGCGAGCAGCTGCTCGCGTCGAAGACGTTGTTCGGCAAGGGCGGCGTGGATCTCCTGCCGGCGCTGACCGGCAATCTCGCAGAGGCGGCGGCCGAGTTCGAAAACCTTGGCCTCGTCATCGACGAACAAACGGTCGCGGCCGCCGACGACTTTGGCGACAAGCTCGGGCTGATGGGCACGCAGCTGATGGCCGTGACGGCGAAGATCGTGGGCCCGCTCCTGCCGGCGTTGTCTGGGCTGATGACGGTGCTCGGTCAGATTGCCAACGTCGTCGGGCAAGTGACGGGGTTCTTCGTGGACTGGATCATGCGCGGATTGACGGCGGCCTATTCCGCCGTCGCGAAGTTCCTGGCCTTGATCGCTGAGGCCGTGACGAAGATCCCGTTCTTGGGAGAAAAGCTGGGATTTGCGGCGACCGCCGCGGAGTGGCTGACCGCGAGTGCGGCGGCTGCCGATGCCCAACTCGTCAAGATGTTCACGCCCATCGAAGCCGTGGGCACCGTGGCGCAGGCCACGGCGGGCAAGATGCTGGGTCTCGGAGACGACAGCGAGAAGACGACGAAGAAGATCGCCAAGCACTGGAGCGAGATGTCGATGGAGGCCTTCAAGCCGGCGAGCGATCGCATCAGTGACGACATCTTGAAGATGGGGAACGCTCTCGCGGAATTCGACGCGGCGGCGGCTCGCAGCAAGATGCAGATTGTCGGAGACATTGCCCCGACGATGGAGGAAGAGTTCGAAAACATGGCGCTGAAGTTGGAGGAGTTTGATCAGCGCTCGAAATCTTCCCTTGATAGGTTCATGGAGTCGGTCATCCAGACGACCTTCAATACCGCGGCACACTTCGACGAGTTGGGGTTTACCACGGCAGCAGTGTTTACGAGGATGGGTGGTGTTATCGCTGACTGGGTGATGAATTACGACAAATATGTTGATGCGGCGGTCGGGAGTACTCAGTTGATCGGGAGGACGATGACCGGATTCGTCACGCTCGCGGGGGGCATCTTCGGTGCCCTCGGGAAGAAGTACAAGGCCTTCGCGATTGCGGAAGCGATCATCGCGACCTATCTGTCCATCGCCAAGACGCTCGCGACGACCCCGTGGCCGTTCAACCTAGTGTTGGCCGCCGGGGCGGCGGCTGCCGGGTTCGCGAATGTTATGGCGATCAAAAATTCGGACACGCCGGAGTTCGCGGAGGGCGGGATTGTGACGCGGCCGTTGATGGGGCTCCTCGGCGAGGCGGGGACGGAGGCGGTCATTCCGCTCGATCGGCTGGGCTCGCTGATCGGTGGTGGGCGCGAGACGGTCATTCACGTGCATACGAATCTCGATGGCCGCGAGGTTGCTCGCACTGTCATGCGGCACATGCCGCACGAGCTCTCTCTGGTGGGGCTGGTGTAGATGGCGATCATGATTCAGGTGGCCGGCGTCGAGCGGACCGACTTTGTGGACGGGGCCGCCGATGTGCGCTGGGAGGACCACCTGGACGGCCGCGGGCAGCTCTCGCTCCGGTTTTCGGATGTCGTGGGGGGGTTCGTCCCGCTCGACGGCCAGGAGATCCTCGTGCTCGAGGACGGGGTGCGCCGGTTCGGCGGGATGCTGCTCGAACCCGAGGAAACCGCCACGCCCGCCAACGATCGGTTGGTGTTCAGTTGTCGCGCGGCCGAGTTTAGCAGCATCTGCGACCGGCATTTGATCGCCAAGGCCTACACGAACCAAACGCTCAAGGCGATCGTGCTCGACATCGTCACGCAGGAGATGTCGGACGAAGGGATTAGTACGACTGGAGTTGAGACTGGGCCGACGATTCAGAAGGCCGTGTTCAACTGGATCTCTGTGACGCAGGCCTTTAACGAGCTCGCAGAGCTCACGGGGATGGTGTGGCGCATCGACGCGAATAAGGTGCTGCAGTTTCGCGACCGGACCTCCATTGCCGCGCCCGCCCCGCTCGACTCACTGACGGTCACGAACGGCACGCTCCGGATCCGCCCCGACCGGCAGCACTACCGGAATCGACAGGTGCTTCGCGCCGGCACCGGGTTGACCAGCACGCGGGTCGAGCGGTTCGCCGGGGACAGCGAGCGGCGGACCTTCAACACCGCGTTCAAGGTCGGCGAGGCACCCACGATCACGGTCAACGCAGTCAGCAAGACCGTCGGCATTCGGCAGGTTGACACCGGGAAGGATTGGTACTGGTCTAAGGGGGCGGCGGAGATCTCGCAGGACACTGGTGGGACAGTCTTGACGGCCAGCGACGACCTCGAGGTGACCTACAAGGGCCTCTTTCCCATAATTATCTCGGCGGCGAAGGGTTCTGAAGTCTCGGCGCGCCAGGCGATCGAAGGAGGCAGCGGCCGCTACTCACGGGTCGAGGAGCGCACGAATATCGACTCGGTCGACGCCGCGATCGCTGCGGTGCAAGCCATCCTGGACCGCTATGGCTCGATCGGACGCGTGATCGACTGTGAGACGAGGGAACCGGGGTACGCGCCTGGCCAGCTCGTCCCTATGGACTTCCCAGTCCACGGCATCGATGAAGACTTTCTTATTGAGGCGGTGACGGCCTTTGTGCCTGCTGGGCTCACGGAGATCCGCTATGGCATTCGCGCGATTTCCGGCGACCCGTACGGCGGCTGGCAGGAGTACTTCCGCCGCATCCTGAAGATCGGCCGGCAGTTCGTCATCAACGAGAACGAAGTGGTGGTCGGCTTGACCCTGCTCGCGGACAGCGCGACGGTCAGCGACAGTCTGAGTTCGCCGTCCGCGGCGCCGGAGCGTCAGGTGGGCGTGGCCCTGGTGGACTTCAGTGCCGTGAGGGCCGCGTGAGGCGGTCCCGCCGGCAGGGTCTGGACGGCGCGCGCGTGGGTGTGAATGTCCGCGTCTGGCTCCATGCCCCAGATGGCGCCAGGCGGCTCCGGGACGAAGGGCACAACCTGATCACGGCCGTCGGGCTCAATTTCTTGCGGGATCGATTCCTGGGAGGGACTGGCGTAGGCAAACTCACGCACCTCGCGGTCGGGACGGGCAGCGGCACGCCGGCGAGTGGCGATACCGCGCTGGGCGCGGAGGTGTTCCGCGACGTGTTTACGCAGATCACCACGAGTACCGCGGCGATGGTGGTGCGGTACTACTTGGGGCCCAATGACGCGAACGGGAACACGCTTCGCGAGGCCGGCCTCTTTAATGCGGCGTCAGGGGGCACCCTGTTTGCCCGCCGCCTGTTCTCGAGCGCCATCGTCAAGACGATCGACATTGCGGTGACGATCGAATGGACGATCACGTTCGCGGCCGTGTAGGAGTCCACTGATGGGCGCGCTCTGGGCCACCAACGACGTCCTCAAGCAGGAGAGGCTTAATCGCGCGGCGATTATCGGGCGGCTCGCGTTGCCGGTCTACGACGTCGACGACGCCTCGGTCGTGCGCGTCGCCGCGAAGCCGATCGACGGCGACGACATCATCACCACCGAGACGACACACTTCACCTTCGGGTCCGGGATCACGGTCGGGATCCTCCATTCCCTGACCGTGACGAACAACCATTCCGCGACGCTCCCGTTCGAAGTGCACCTGGTGCCGAATGGCGGCTCTCGGAGCGCGGCGACCTGTGTGGCGGCGATGAAATTGCTGCAGCCTGGCGAGACCGCGATCTTCGAGGGGCCCTGGTTTCTCGACCCGAGCGATACCCTTCGGTCGATCTCGGCCTCTGCGACGGCTGGACAGATTGCCCTGCGCGGGGAGGTCACGGAACTGACTGGTGCGACGGCTGGCGTGACGTTGGTCGTCGACGACGGCAGTGCCCTGAGCACGACGCTCACGGCGTACTACACGTGCCCGGGATCGGGCGTCACGCACACGACCGTGCCGGCGCTCACCGTGACGAACACGGATACGGCCGCGCGCACGGTGACGGTGGAAATACGACCGAGTGGTGGCTCACAAACCGATCGGCAGAACATTCTGAATCAACTGATCCCCGCCGGAGAGACCGTCATCCTTGACGGGTTTGTCCTCGAGCCTGGCGATGCGATCTACGCCAAGATCAGCAGCGGCACGACTGGCAGCGTCCGCGTCTCGCCCGTGGAGTTCGCGTGATGTCTGGCATCTCCCGCACGTTCACGACGCTCGCTCCTGACAGCTACACCATCATCAAGACGATGCAGCGCGGGACGGTCACGATCAATGCGGGTCAGAGCACTAACACGGCCACGATTAGTGCTGTGACGATGTCGAAGGCGTCCTTGCGATGGCACGGTGCGATCTATTCGGGTGCTGGGGCGCTGCCTCCTGAGATGACGCAGATCGACCTGTCCACGTCGACCACGGTGAGGGCGACGAGGAACGGCACGCCCATTCAACAGAACGATGCTCGCTACGAGGTCGACGAGAAGCCGTAAATGGCCATCACGCGTTCTTTTACTACGTTGGTCCCGGACAGCTACACGATCATCAAGACGATGCAGCGTGGACAGGCGGCGATCGCCAACGCCTCGTCCAGCGGCACGGCGACGATTTCGTCGGTGGACATGGCCAAGGCGACGCTGCGGTTTCTTGGGTTTTGGACGGATGACGATTCCGGGGCAGGCAATCTTGCGCAGTTTCCGCACATCGGGTTGACGAATGCGACGACGGTGACGGCCACACGAACCAGCACGCAGAATGCGGCCAGTCTTTCGTTTGAGGTTGACGAGAAACCATGACGGTCTATCGACATTTTGCGTTCTTCGACGTGATGTCCGGACGGTGGACACGTGAATGGGCTGGGCCCGTTGAAGCCCCGTGCATCAGTGAGGAGCTCGTCGGCGTGGCGCGCGCCGCCGCCTTGAACGAATGGGCCACGCGCGTGGCG